GTTGCTAGTTCGTTAGGTATTGATGCTGATCCTATTACATTAGTTGACCTAACCTTACAAAAAATTAATGCTAATAGACCAAATACTGCACCTTATTACTTTAGCGACATGGTTCCATACGGTGCTGCGGTTACTACTGATCTTACAGTAGTTGATCACAGGATCAAAATCTATCCACTGAGTTCAGTGTTTAGTCTAGACAGCTTGTCTAATAAAGCAGTACTTGTATATCAAAAATCAAACGGTGTTAAAAAACAATTAATATATGGACGTGATTATACGTTTAGTGATCAAGCAACAATTGTAATTGATCCTTCAGTCGCACTGTTAACCGGCGATACTATTACTACTGTTGAATACGATAGTACTGACGGATGCTTTGTTCCAGAGACTCCTACAAAATTAGGTATTTGGCCAGCATATGTTCCTCAAATATATCTAGATTCTACACTATTATATTCTCCACAATATATGATTCAAGGACATGACGGTAGCGTTATATTAACTTACGGCGACTACCGCGATGCAATGTTATTAGAATTAGAAACAAGAATTTATAATAATATTAAAGTCAAATATGATCCTAGTATCTTTGATATATTTTCAGTGATTCCTGGATATAATAGAAAGACAGATTATAGTCTAGAAGAATTTAATCAAGTACTAGCACCTACATTTTATAAATGGACTGGGTTAGTCGGTGTTGATTTTACTCAGCCGTTAACTTACGATGCATCAAACACATTTACTTACAACTATTCTTTAGATGTAATGCCTAACGGCAATCCAGCCCCGGGATATTGGAGAGGTATCTATCGCTATATGCTTGATACAGATCGTCCGCATTTATGTCCTTGGGAAATGTTAGGATTTACAGTTGAACCAAGTTGGTGGACAAGTGTCTATGGTCCAACACCGTACACTAGCGATAATCTAGTTATGTGGGAAGACTTATCTACCGGTACTATTCGCAAACCCGGAGTACCGCCAGAGGTAGTATTACAGTATGCAAGACCATTTTTAATAAATCATATTCCAGTTGACGAAGCTGGCAATTTAATAAGTCCGCTCGAATCAGGATTAGCTGCCGGAACATTTTCTCCCAATGCAGATAATAATTTTGTATTTGGCGACATAAGTCCAGTTGAATCAGCGTGGCGTCGAAGTAGCTATTATCCATTTAGTGTGTTAATAGCAAGTATGTTATTAACTCCTGCAAAAACATTTGGAGTACTATTAGACAGATCTCGCATTGTCCGTAACGTTGCCGGCCAACTAGTTTATAAAGATACCGGATTGCGTATTCGTCCAGCTGATGTAGTTGTTCCAAGTATATATTCAAGCACAACTAGAATACAAACTGCGGGTATTGTTAACTATGTAGTTGATCTTATTTTAAATGTTATATTCAGTAATAATTTAGAATCTTATAATAATTATAATACTGATTTAAAATCTTTAACACCACAACTGAGTTATCGCGTTGGAGCATTTACTAATCAGCCACAGTTTAATTTATTATTAGAAAGCAAAACGCCACTAGCAACAGGTAGTGTTTTTATTCCTACAGAAAGCTATAATATTTTCTTGAACACATCGAGCCCTGTTAAAAAGCTAACCTATAGCGGCGTAATTATTACTAAGAGTGCATCTGGTTTTGAAGTTAAGGGCTACAGCAAATCTCAACCTTATTTTAACTATTACAGTTATTTGGAATCTGGTATTAGTATTAATGTCGGGGGTATCTCGGAGGAATTTGTTGTGTGGACTCCCGGACAGCAATATATTATTGGACAAGTGATCCAATACGGTAATGCTTATTATAGATCAACAGCAAATACAACCGCCGGTTCAAGTTTTGATACAACTAGCTTTGTAACATTAAATCAATTGCCAATTGTCGGTGGTGTAACAGCACAATTTAGAAAGTCTTGGGATCGTAACACAGTAAATTCTGCTCCTTACGGCACAACATTTACCACAGTTCAAGAAGTTGTAGATTTTATGTTAGGATATGAACAGTGGTTGATTGATCAAGGTTTTGTTTTTAACAACTTCAATAATAATTTAGCCGCAGTAACCAATTGGTCAACTAGTGCTAAGGAATTTATGTTCTGGACCACACAAAATTGGTCATCGGGACAGGATAAGTGGAGCGAATGGCTACCAAATCAAGAATATTCCTACGGTACTATTGTTAAATTTAATGGCAGTTATTATAGTGCAATTTATAATATTCCATCTTCGGATGTGTTTGAAATCACACAATGGGAATTGCTTTCTGGTTTAAGTAATATCGGCAGTTCTGTAATAAGCCTAAGCCCAGCCGCCGGCGGTGTAACATTTACTAATAATTTAACTGTTGTCGATAGTATTGGAAATTCTTTCAATGATTATGAAATATTTAAAGTTGACGGAACGCCTATACCACTTAACCAGCTATCATCATATCGCAATGGAAATACTGTCACATACACTTCTGAAAATTCTGAAGGACTATACTGTGCAAGTTTTTATCTAATACAAAATGAACATGTGGCATTAATTGATAATATTGATATTTTTAACGATGTTATATATAATCCCCCAACGGGTTATCGCCGTGACCGCATTAAATTATCCGGCTATGTTACCACCGGATGGTATGGCGGATTAGATATTCCCGGGTTTATATTTGATTCTGCAACCGTAGAAGCATGGCAGCCTTGGCAAGATTACAACATGGCTGACATTGTTCTATATCAAGGCTACTATTATAGTGCTAAAGCATTTACAGCAGGCACCTCTACATTTATCGCATCTGATTGGATTCAACTATCATCAAAACCTACAGCTCAAATTTTGCCTAACTGGACTAACTCTGCTACACAATTTACAGATTTCTATAGTTTAGAAGTTGATAGTTTTAATACCGATCAACAAACAATGGCACACCATTTAATTGGCTATCAAAAACGTCAATATTTAGATAACATTATTCAAGACTCGGTTAGCGAATTTAAATTTTATCAGGGAATGATTCGTGAAAAAGGAACACAAAATGTTCTTAATCAACTGTTTGGAGTCCTTAGTTCAGATGCAGCCGAGAGCCTAACATTCTACGAAGAGTGGGCACTACGTGTCGGACAATATGGTGCTGCAAATGCTTTTGAAGATATTGAAATTGTATTAGATGCAAGCGTAGTTAAAAATAATCCCCAAGGATATTTACTATCACCAAGAATTGATTCTTCAGTAAGTCCGTTTATTATTCAACAAACTCCTAATGATATCTATGTAAAATCTCTTGGATATAACTCTAATCCGTTCCCTGCATTAGTAAATTCAACTCCGTTATTGCGCAGTGCTGGCTATGTTGATCCAGCCGATGTGGTATTTTCTTTAGGATATATTTCAGATATTACTAAACAAGACATTACGAAATTATCTAATGGACAATATGTTTGGTGTGCATTTGACGGCCCAAGCTGGAATATCTATCGATTTACTGATTTATTAATTCGTGCTACTAATGTAACATATGACGGTACAACACTGACTATTACTACACAGAATATTGTTCCTATCGTCGCTGGATCTTATGTTGGCTTAGCACAGTCTGGAAGTTTTGATGGATTCTATCAAGTAGCAACAGTAACATTAAATTCGTTTACTATTACTGCGTCTAACCTAACAGTAGCACAACCGTTTACCTCATACAATGAACTAATAATTTACTCATTGATCACACAGCGTACAGCGTCCTTAGATATCTTAGACACTTTAAAACTAACTCACCTGACTCCCGGTTCATTAATTTGGGTCGATGATAATGGTAGCGGACAGTGGGCAAATTACAAATACTCCCCAGTTTACAAGCAAAAGTCACTATCTAATCCTACGCCTTCCGCAGGATTTACGTTCGGCTCAACTATTGCTGTGAACAGTCAAAATTCAGTAATGACTGTAGGAAACTCACAAGGTTCATTATATGTTTATGATAAAGTAGGAAAATCAGTAGCCTGGGAACGCCGAGGTGCTATTCCTATTCCTTTCTTATCAACAAATTACTTTTTAACCAGCCAACCTAATTTATATGCAACAGTAGTTGCAATCAGTGCAGACGGCACATGGTTAGTTTCTGGTAGCCCACTTGCCGGATATATTAAAACCAACTATCAGGGAATATGGTCTACCGGTGTAGATTATGTTCTTAATAATGTAGTTCTTTATAATAATGTATATTATCAAGCACTACAGGCTTCTTATAATCAAACACCAACAACAGTATCACTTTATTGGAAAATAATTCCTTATATTGCAGTCGATAAGATTAGTGGTGATGAATCCAATGCACATGTTGGCCAAGGTGTAATTAGTATATACAAAAAAGATATTAATAATGACTATTCGTTAGTTGATTCTATTGTTAGTCCAGTTCCTACTGCCAATGAAAATTTTGGATCACAGATGGTATTTGGCAATAACGTGTTATATGTTAGTGCTTTGGGTTATTCAAACAATAAAGGTAAAGTATATAAATTATCATACAAAACAACGATAGAGCAAACTACAACCTACAATCCAGTCGGCAGCTCTGCTGGTACCTTAGTGGTCACATCTACTAGCGGTATTAGAGCAGGCATGATCGTTCAGGGAGCCGGATTTACTTCTGGACAAATTGTTGAAGGTGTACTGACAAAAATAACTTTTGCTAGTAGTGCAAATATTGGACGTGTTGCTAGCGGAATGACTGTTAGTGGAACAAATATATTGCCTGGAACTTTAGTTGTAAGTAAAGGTTCTGATAATTTAGGTAACAACTATATTATCGTAAGAAGTTCACAAGATATGAATACTAATATATCTTCAGTTGAATTTAATGGTAACCCGCTACTAACATTTATCGCAACTAATGTTGCGAGTATGAATACATTGTTGCTCAGTGGTAGTCCGGATAGTACACCTGCAGGAGCATTAACATTTGTATCTAATAGCTGGACATACGACTTTAGCGAAACATATGTAGGTGCAGCCACAGGAAGTAATTTTGGAAGTTCCTTAGTTCTAAGCCAAGATGGAAATACTTTTGCAATTGCATCATCTAGCAATACACTACCCGGTGTAGTTAATATATACAAAAATTCCGGAGCAGGGTTGACTGCTTATCAGACACTAACCGGAACTACTACTGGATTTGGTCGAAGTATTTCGATATCAAAGTACAGCGACTTCCTTGCAATATCAGATGATCATACTAGTGTAGGTACCATTAATCAACAAGGAAGTGTAGTAGTTTACAGCAATAGTTCTACCGGCTATACTGTTTCGCAGTCATTAGTCAATCACTATCCCGAGTCGAGTGGATTATTTGGCAATAAAATTGCGTTTATGAATAACGACAACACTATTGCAGTCTATAGCAAATACGGTGATGTTTCAATATCAACTTCGTTTGATTCGTACACAGAATTACTTTATTATTCTAATAATGCTCCGCAAACTTTAGTTAATGAATTAATTATTGGGACTGAATATAAAATTACCTCTTTAGGAAATTTATCACAAGATCAGTGGAATATAATTGCAACGTCTACCCCAATTACTGCTGCAAGTATAGGAACTTCTTATAAAATCCTATCTTTAGGTAATACTGATTGGAATTCTGTCGGAGCAACATATTGTACATTTACAGCAACTTCAATTCTATGGTCGCCCACTGACACTGTTTCAAATTTAATTAATGTTAATTCCTTAATATCCGGACAACTAATAGTGGGCCAGGTAATATCAGGAATTGGAATTCCACTTGGAACAACTATTATAAATGTAAATAATTCTAACATTTATCTATCTTCTTCAATCTCTGCCATCCCGACTAATTCTCCAATTACAATTACAGCTTCGTTATTGTATGCAGTTGGATCAGAGATTCGAGTATCAACATTTGGTACAGGAACTGGAGTAGTAGTAGCTCCTAATTACACATACGCTGTCGGTTCATATTTTGTAGCAAAAACTACAGGAACCGGTACAGGAACTGCGGAATTAGCAAATTATGTATTCCAAAATAATTTAAATTCTACCGTAATAAGTCCAACAACATTTGATAAATCTTCTACAAATTTCATTACTTTAGAATCCGATAATGGAAAAGTTGATATCTACGATCGATATAATTCTAAATGGGTATTCAGCGAAAGTCTTACATCAACTAATCAACAAGGCGATGCCTACGGAACAGGTTTTGCAGTTGCTGATAATCAGATATTCGTCAGTGCAATAAATGCGCTCGATCAAAATTTAAAATCTGGTCAAGTCTATAGTTATGAAAAATTATCCGGAACATACAGTTGGGAATCTAGTCGAACTGAGGTACTAGCAGCTGATGTTTCTAAAGTTAAAAAAACATTCTTATATAATCGTGCATTAGGTAAACTAGTAACATATTTAGATGTTATTGACCCTTTACAAGGAAAAATAGCAGGACCTGCACAAGAGGAAATACAATATCAAACATTCTACGATCCTGCAAGTTATTCTTATAGTGATGGAACAGTTTCAGCCACAGTTAATACAAAATCATTCTGGACCACCCAAACAGTCGGTCAACTATGGTGGAATTTAACAACTACTAAATTTGTTGAAAATCATTTTGATGATCCAAGTTATCGAAACAATACATGGAATACTCTTGCTCCTGGCGCCAGTGTTGATATCTATGAATGGGTTTCCTACAATCAATTACCAGCAGTCTGGGACTCTAAAGCAGATACTCCCGCAGGGATAGCAGCCGGAATAAGCGGTACTAGTTTATACGGAAATTCAGCATACTGTCTAACGCAAACATACGACAATATTAGTAAAACATTTTCTAATACCTATTATTTCTGGGTTAAAAATAAAAAAATTATTCCTGCAAATGTTACTGGAAGAAACATGTCGGCTAATGATGTTGCTAGCCTTATCGCTAGCCCGAGAGGGCAAGGATATACTTGTCTGGCATTAACTAGTACTAATTCATTTAGTTTAATTAATGCTGCACAATATCTAAAAGATACAGATGTAGTGCTAGCGATTGAATATTGGTTAACAGATAACACAGATCAAAATATTCACAGTCAATGGAAGTTAATTAGCAACGATTCGATCGTTAATCTACCAGCATCAATCGAACAAAAATGGTTTGATAGTTTATGCGGAATCGATCAAGGTGGTCGTCAAGTTCCAGATATGACATTGCCTATAAAGTTACGCTACGGTATTGAAAATCGCCCACGCCAGAGTATGTTTGTAAATCGAATCGAGGCATTAAAAGAATTTATCGAAAGTGTTAATTTAACATTAATCTCTTATCAAATTACCGAATCAAGAAACATTTCAGCACTAGAATCCTATGATCCAGTGCCAACTACTATTTCTGGTTTATATGACAAAACTATTGATACTGATGCAGAATTAGTATATGTAAATGCAGTACCATTCAGCCCACCTACCCTAACTCCAATTATAGTAGATGGTAAAATTACTGGTATTAATATTGTTAATCCAGGCAATGGATATGTTATTGCTCCGTACATTACTATTGCAGGTACAGGAGAAGGTGCAGTAGTTAAATCAACAATAAATGCATTAGGAAAAATTAGTGGAGCAACTATTATTAACGGAGGCGAAGGCTACGATAGTAATACAAAATGTTCAGTTAGAAGTTATTCAGTATTAGTTCTTAGTGATAGTACATCTCAAAATTCTTGGAGTATATATTCATACGATCTAACAACAAAGCTATGGTCTAAGACACTAACTCAATCATACGATGTTCGAAATTATTGGAAATATGTTGATTGGTTTGCCACAGGATACAATCAATTTTCATCAGCAGACTATGCTGTTAGTACATTCGTTGACTTAAATTCAATTTCTCCTGCTATTGGTGAAATGGTAAAAGTTTTAAATGTAAACGCCGGCGGCTGGTTGCTATTAGAAAAATATGCCAATTCAACTTCAGTAGATTGGACACAAAGTTATAAGGTTGTTGGTATTCAAAATGGTACTATACAATTTAATACATCATTATATGAGTTTACAGGCACCAATGTTGGCTATGATGCTAGTATATTTGACGGTGTAGATTTTGATATCCAAGCAACTCGCGAGTTAAGAATAATCTTGAATACAATTAAAAATAATATTTTAATTGACGATCTTAAAACAAACTATTTAAATTTATTCTTTAGTAGTGTTCGTTATGCTCACAGAGAACAACCTTTCATTGATTGGATATTTAAAACAAGTTTTGTTCGTGCAACGCATAATGTTGGTGCATTGAGTCAGCCAGTAAATTATCCGTCTGACAATTTAAATAATTTCCAAGATTATGTTGCAGAAGTTAAGCCATATAGAACTAAGTTACGTGAATATATCAGTGACTATACCGGTTTAGATATCGGCCAAGCTGCTGTAACAGACTTTGATTTACAATCAAATTACGAAAATAGATCTATTACTGCGATTGGTGCACAATTTAAAAATAATGCTATTCAGAGTTTTGATCAGGCATTAAACAGTTATCCTTGGAAATTCTGGAGTGATAATTTAGGATTTGTTGTAACTGAAATTATAATTACAAACGGCGGCAGTGGATATGCAAATATTCCACAAGTTGTTATTAGTCAGCCAACTGGTCCTAACCCTAAGATTGCAGTGGCAAATGCATATATTGCAAATGGAAAAGTCAACAGAGTTCTTATTATTTCCAGCGGCAGTGGATATCTAAGTGCGCCCACTGTAACATTCAACGGCGGATTATCCGTAGGCGGTGTTGCTGCTAAAGCAGTGGCAATTATAGGGGATAGTGTTGTTCGATCAAATCTTACTGCATTGAAGTTTGACCGAGTTGATCAAACATATTATATTCTAAATTTAGAACAAACCGACACATTTACTGGATCAGGTTCTCGACTACAATTCCCATTAACTTGGGCCCCAGATGTAAAAGTTGGTTCAGCAGTTGTAACAGTTAACGGAGAAATAATTTTAAGAGAATTATATAAATTAGCTGTGGTTAGTTCAACATCTGCAGGTTACACACAGTATTCTGGAACAATTATTTTTAATTCTGCTCCCGCAAATAACAGCACAATTGTGGTAAAATACAAAAAAGATATTAGCATTTTAAATGCAACTGATCGTATACAGCACTATTATAATCCAACTACTGGTCAATTAGGTAAAGATTTGTCACAATTGATGACTGGTATCGATTATGGTGGAACTGTTGTCAGCGGATTAGGATTTAATGTCAGCGGAGGTTGGGGTGTAACTCCTTACTATTCTGAATCATGGGATAATAGAGATCCGTCATTTAATGATTATATTGTGCAAGTAACTGCAAATACTCATTCCTTTACATTACCTTATATACCGACTACAGGCACAGAAATTAATATCTATCATACAAAAACTAATACAGTTTCTTATATATCGGACGGATCTACCCTTGGATATGCATTTGATATAAATCTTATTTCTCCAACTGTAAACATAACATCAACGTCAACAGCAGTTGATGTTAGCAGCACATATAATTCTGTAGGCAGTGTTGGTTATATTCTTAAAGTTGCCAGTACTGCAGGTATAGTACCCGGTATGGTTATTACTGGTACAGGTTTTAATTCTAGACAAAAAGTTGTCCGTGTTGTCGATTCAACAACTTTAAATATTAGTCCAGTTCCTGATAGTACACCAAGTGGTACATTAACATTTAGTAATACTGCTGGCGGATTTATCCTTACCGTCGCAAGTGTTACTGGATTAAAGATTGGGGACATTGTTACCAGTACTGGATCAGCATTTAGCTACAATACAACTATAACTGCAATAGATTCTACAAATAATTGTGTTACACTAAATCAAATTATTTTAAATCATATCGATAACGGAACAACAATAACATTTGCTCGGCAGCTAGTACAACCAACTGATGTGATTATATATGCTAACGGTACTATTTTATTAACAGCATCTGCACCAATCGGTGCTCTTATTAATATCACTGGATCATATCGTCCTGTAAGATTAGATGATCCGCATTACGGCACAGTTAATCAAATCAACGCATCAGCAATTGTAACAACACCGATTGCTGATGGAGTGTCGAGTACATTTACGATTCCAGGTTCATACACAGTAAATGATGGCGACGAGTTCATCCTACGTCAGAGCACTAGCGAAGGTTCTATTACTCCTTCTAGCATTGACTATGACACTGCTATCGATGGCGGAAATCTAGCTTATAGTACTGCTAGCGGACTAGCAGCCGATGATATTGTTCTCGACGGTGACGGCTTGATAACTCCATCAAGTAGTCCTGCTCCTGAGGAAGTGATTCCTGGACAGATAGTAGATACTCTAGCTATTAAAGTATATGATCAAGCACAATCTGGTTCAGCAGATATTAAAGTTGATAATCATGTTACTGATGGGCTGACCAGCGCATTTGCTATCGGCCAACTACCGAATAGTTCAAGAGCGGTTATAGTTAAACTTGGTACGTCTATTAAAACTTATACAACAGATTATACTATAGATTATGCAAATAAATTGGTTGTATTTAATAATATTCCTTCCGCAGGTCAGACTGTTAGTATTTTTAGTATAGGATTTAATGGAAATAATATCTTAGACATTGATTATTTTGTCGGTGATGGTGAAACTACTGAATTTGTAACTAAAGCTACTTGGGTATCATCTCTAACTAGTTTAGTATACGTTAACGGAGTTGTAGCATCTCCAACATTGTTTAAAACTGATAATAGTTATACATTTGCTAACGCAGTTGGTCTTAAATTTTCAACAGCACCTGCTGCTGGTGCATTGATTAATTTCATCATCGTCAGCGGTAGTCAGCAAACATTTGCTATTACAAAAACTGAAACTGTACCAACAAATGGTTCTACAACATATACTCTACAATATCCAATTGGAAAAACATTACCAAACGAATCAAATATGATTGTGCGTGTTGATCAGAGTATTTTACAAGCACCAACTAACAGTTATTTTACCATAGGCAAAAATAGATTAACATATACTGTAGATTCTACCAAAGCAGTGCCATATTCAGCACCTACTAATAATATTTTAGTATATGCTGGTGGAAATCTATTAACACTTGGGGTTGATTATACTGTAGATCCGAGTGCAATCTCAGTTAAAATTAATAAGATCGTTTATTCAACCTACAGTGGAAAACAATTAATTGTTAGTATAATTTCTAATGATGGATATAGCTACAATGCAACCACTGGACAAATTACATTTGCACAAGCATACGATAATGCACATACTGTTGAAGTTATTAGCTCTTATCTACAAGATATATTAGATATTCAAAGAACTAATATCGAATATGTTTCGTCGTTTACCTTGACTCCCGGCACAACAGAATTTTATACATATAATGCTGTCGGTGGAGGAATAATACAACTAGACAGACCTGTAATTGATAATAATTATGTCTGGGTAGTTCAAGGAACAACATTATTAACACCGAGCATTGATTATAAATTAAACGATGATTTACAAAGTATTGTTTTAGCAAATCCGCCTCATTCGGGAGATGTTATTTCAGTTATTACATTTGGTAGCAATATTCTTCCAAATGCTGGTATTTCATATATGCAATTTAAAGATATGTTAAACCGTGTATCTTATAAACGATTAAATGCCAATAAGAGAACTACGTTAGTTAATGATTTAAAATGGAACGATACAACTATTGTTGTCGCTGATGCAAGCACATTAGATGTTCCTAATCCGAGTAGCAATCGTCCGGGCATTATTGAAATACGTGGAGAGCGTATTGAATACTTTACCCTTAATGGAAACGTATTAGGACAGTTACGTAGAGGAACACTAGGAACTGGTGTATATAATTTAAATAGAGCAGGAACATATGTTCAAGGTATCGGAGCAAGCGAAACAATTCCATATACTGATACTACTACAACCGAAACTATTATATCAAGTGGCGGAACATCAGTTAATCTTGGATTCATTCCAGAAAATGCTAATAGTATAGAAGTATTTGTTGGTGGATATAATGATGCAGCTGAATGGATGTCAGGTACTGAATACAGTGCAGGTACTGTTGTTCGTGTTGGACCTTATACATATCGCTGTATTTCTGATAACACAAGTTCAACATCGTTTGCCGCCGATAGTAGCCATTGGACATTCTTTGTTGGTAACATACGTTTGAAAAAAGAACCATACAGTGTGTTTAACATAAACAAAGCACCATATAGCCCAGCTGGTGATGTGAGTTTCCCTGCAGATTTTATTGTCGACGGAACAACTCCTACTATAACATTAACCAATCCGTTAAGTTTTGGAACACAAGTTACTGTAGTTAAACAAACTGGTACAGTATGGGATAGTACTACTAATATACTAAACGATAATACAGTAATCGGTAATTTTATCAAAGCAGAACCTAGTATATGGTATACTGAGTATAAGAATTAAACTGTAATATGACAAACTTACCCAAGAAATACAATAGATATTAAACTAGCACATTATAAACATTGATAAATATAAGATAAAGAGAGATTAGTATGCAGACTAAAGACGCAACCGGAATCCATATAGAAGGTCATATTAAAATTTATGATCCTGTTTCTAAGGAAGTTTACATTAACAAACGTAATGCAATTCATTACGAAAATATCAGTGTAGCTCTAGCTAATAGTATGATTAATAATGGCCAGGGATTTGTTTACCAAATGGCATTTGGTAATGGTGGAACAGCTATTGATCTAACCGGTATTATTACATATCTTACTCCTAATACTAGCGGAACAAATGCTAGTCTTTATAATCAAACATATAGCAAAGTAGTTGACGGAAATTCGAGTACTAATGTTGACCCAACCCGCAACTTTACAGAAGTTCGACACGTAACTGGTACTAATTATAGTGATATTTTTGTTACTTGCTTATTAGATTACGGTGAGCCTAGTGGACAAACCGCCTACGATACAACAATCAACGGTGAATCAACTTATGTCTTTGATGAACTAGGTTTACAAAGTTATAGTTCAACAGGCGAAAGTTTGTTACTAACGCATGTTATTTTTCATCCAGTATTAAAAAGTTTAAACAGATTAATTCAAGTTGATTATACAGTGCGTATTCAGAGTTTAACTGGTCTAGTGGGAGTTTAATAAATGACTTATACAGTTTCGTTTACAGATTCTACTAATCCTGCTAAACCACCGATTGTTATTGCCGACGGTGCCCTTAATAATCAAACAAGTTTAACCTTTGTTGGAAAAAATTATTCAGGTTATGCGCCAATTTGGGCTGGAGATTTTTTACATCTATTAGAAAATTTTGCCAACTCATCAGCACCATCTAATCCAGTCCAGGGGCAGTTGTGGTATGACACCTCTAGTGGTAATAATATTCTTAGAGTATATGACGGCACTACTTGGGTAGAAGCTGGAAACTTAAAGAAAGCTCCGTTTGTTGATGCGCCGAGCCCGTCATCGAGTGTAGCTGGTGACTTGTGGGTTGATACTACTAATAGTCAATTATATCTATTTACTGGTTCAAACTGGACACTAGTTGGGCCTACTTATAGTGCCGGATTACAAACAGGACCAGTAGTTGAATCAATTGTCGATACAAACAACGTTACTCGAGCAGTAATTTCAATGTATGTATCTAGCGCAACTAATAATTCCTCTTATCGTGTTGCAATTATTAGCAAAGATTCATTTACACCAAAATCAAGTCTTGACGGTTTTGCATCAATCAACGAAGGTATTAATTTATATTCAAATACAATAACCCAAGATACTGCAACTGTTTGGGGGACTGTTCAAGCAGCAAATTCATTAAATGTTAATAGTGTAGCGGTATCTGCTGCAAACTTTTTAAGATCAGATGTAACCAGTACAACAAACAATCCTCTCAATATTAGAAATGCAGGCGGTATAAGTCTAGGAACTGATTTAAGTTTTAATATTGCACAAGGACTCAACACATTTACTTTTTATTCTAAAAATAGCGGAAATAGTGTTGAGTTTAATGTAAATGGCAGTACATTAGTACATCTTGACTCTAATGGAAATGTTGGTATAGGTGCTGGAAATATTAGTCCATCAACACCGTTAAGCGTTGCTGGTGTTATTTCATCAGGTGTTGCCGGCACTCCAGGCGGCATTATAGTAAACAACGGAGCAAGTCCAACTCCGAGTAATATTCTTTCTGTATCAACTAGTGGAATTTCAACAACTTTAAATTCTACATTTACTAGTAATGTAACAGTAAATGGTTTAATAACAACAGGTCTAACAGGAACAAATCCAAGTGGTCCAGTAATATTGCCAGCATCGTCAGGCATTTATGATATTGGTTCACAGTCACTAACATTTAGAAATGTCTATGCTAATTCTTTCGTTGGTAATTTCAGCGGAAGTTTTATCGGAACAGTTATCGGTAATGTAACAGGAACAGCAGACAGTCTTAAAACGCCGACAGTGTTCACAGTTGCAGGTGATATGATTAGTTCAGATACAGGTGTAAGTTTCACCGGCCAAAGTATAACCGGCACTGCTATTCTTAATACACAAGTTAGTAGTACAATGATCACCGGCAAACCAGCAGCAACTGCCGCACAGTCTACCGATCAAATACTTGTATTTCAAACAAATACTTCTGGCTCTGCACTAAAGAGCATGACCAGAGAAGTATTCCTTAACGGAGTCGGAGCATATGCAATCCCAATTGGCTCAATTATGCCATTTGCTGGTCAAGCAACTGCTATACCGACTGGGTGGTTAATGTGTGATGGTAGTGAATTAAGTACAACAACATATAATCAATTATTCCTAGTGATTGGATACATCTATGGTGCCCAGAACACTCTATTAGGAGCAAACACATTTAAACTACCTGACTTAAGAGGAAGATTTGCCCTTGGCTTGGACAATATGAACAACTATGGAAATGTTCAAGGATTTGTTCAGGCACAAACTGGTGGAACTCCACCAGTTAACGTTAACACCGGTGGACAGATCGGACCGGCAGGACGTGTTAGCAATATTGCTGCCGATACACTTGGCGGATATGCAGGAAGTCAAAATGTCGTATTGGATGCAACACAGCTTCCGCAACATACACATAGTCTTAATGATGGAACTGCTCAATATTATGCTCCGGGTGTTAACGGTGGTATAACAGATAATGCTGCAAGTTACGGCCACGGATTGCCTGCTACTACTAGTACAGGTTATGGTTTAGAAAATACTGCCGGTGTTAATTCTGCAAGTATTGGTCAAGCAATAACTGTGATGAACCCATATTTAAGTATTAACTACATCATCTTTACTGGTAACGTATAATGACATATTCGATTCTTTTAACTAATGGAACTACATTAACAAGTGTGGCAAACGGTACGGTTGATCAAACTGCTACTGATTTAACATTGATTGGACAAAATACTAGCGGGTATGGTTTGTTTATTAACGATAACTTTGTACACCTATTAGAAAATTTTGCAAATACTAGTCAGCCTAATCATCCTATTAAGGGACAGCTATGGTATGATACTAGTCAAAATGTTTTACAAATTTATAACGGTACTAGTTTTACCCCTACTGGAAATACAATAGTTGCAAAATCAGCACCGAGTGGATTATCAGCAGGCGGCCTATGGATCAATAGTGCAACTAGTCAATTGTTTTTTAATGACGGTCTCGAAACTACGCTAGCTGGACCAATATATACAAAATCTCAAGGTCAATCGGGATTTGTTGTAAGTGATGTTATTGATACGATTGGTGTTAATCATACAATCGTATCTTTATATGTAGCTAATACCCTATTAGGAATATTTGCTAAAGAGGCATTTACTCCGGCGTCAACAATTCCTGGATTTACATCGACAGCACAAGTTGTTGGAAGTCAATTGGGAACCACATTAACCGTCACAACAGTCATTTCTGGAACACTAAGTGTAGGACAAACTATAGTTGGAACCGGAATTACACCAGGCACAACTATCACCGGACAATTGACAGGTGTACCATCAGGTTCGATCGGCGGCCCAGGAACCTATTCAGTAAGTACTAGTACCACAGTAGCATCTTCTAGCATAACTGCTATTTCAGGTTCAATTAGTATTGGATTTAATGTAAGTACATACAATGGTGTACAATTTAATGTTCCTGTTAGCCAAGCTACAAATTTATTAGCTCCAGATGGCAGCCTCAAAACACCTGATAGTTTTGTATCTACAACTAGTGATTCGTCAACAAGCGGAAGTATTTCAATACAAAATGCTACACCATTAGTATTAGGTACAGCTGGTTATTCACAGATTAATGTTTCTTATAGTCTATTCCAGTTACAGTCAAAACAAGCCAATCAAAATTTTGAAATTAGTGTATTAAGCGACACTAACTACCCAGCACTGCATGTAAATGCAACAACTAATACAGTTGGAATATTTACTGCTGCTCCTCAAGCTACATTAGATATAAATGGAACAGTTAGAGCAACACCATTTACCCCTGCAAGTTCATCAGCTACAGGTGTTGTTGGGCAAATTGCATGGGATGCTAACTATGTTTATGTTTGTACTGCTACAAATACCTGGAAACGTGCCGGATTAAGCACATGGTAAACAGTCCAAACTATGATAAATACACTGAAATAAGGAACGAGCGAGACTATGTCATATACAATTAACCATTATAACGGTACATTACTTACTACAGTTGCGGACGGTACAGTTGATACGTCTACTGATCTTACACTGATTGGTAAGAATTATGCTGGATACGGTCAAGCACAGAACGATAACTTTGTATGGTTGCTAGAAAATTTTGCAAATACAAATAGTCCCCCAAATCCTTTGGCAGGTCAACTATGGTTTGATAGTGGCGCCAAGAAATTAAAATTTTATGACGGTTCAAAATTCCGCAATACTGGCGGAGCTGAACTTGGAACAAGTGCTCCTAGTGGATTAACACAGGGAGATTTCTGGTTTAATACCGCTAGTAATCAGTTATATGCATATACTGGCACTACATTTACACTTATCGGGCCACAGGAAGTTACTGGAGCCGGCACAACACAAATGCAATCTGTTAGTGTTCTTGATACTAGCAATATTGCACATCCAATTATCCAAGGTATTGTTAATGGTGCAACAGTATTCACTATCGCCGGATCAGATGCTCCGTTCCAGTTAAATTCTACAACAAATCCAATTACCGGATTTGATTATATCCAACAAGGTTTAACACTTTCTTATACAGAAAATGCAGCCAACGGTGTAACTTCTGGAAGCCAACGCTTCTGGGGCACAGCAACTAATGCTGATAAATTAGGAGGATATCCTGCTAGTTCATTTGTTCAATCAGGCAATGCTACATTTAGTACCTTAGTTAACTTTAGCGATGCAGGATTTACTGTAGGTAATCCTGTTGCAAAACTAAGCGTATTTAATGCTAGTCAAACAACTCCGACAATTCAAAATACATACGGCTCACAAATTTTATTTGAAACCAATGTTTCGGGAGTGACTAAAACACCATTAATTGTTAATGGTAATGATATTACTCCAGGACTAAGCGGAGTTTCAAATTTAGGTACAAATGCATTACAATGGGCAACTGTTTATGCTAGTTATTTCCAAGGTACTGCATACACTGCTGATGGTTTAACTTTAAACACAGCTCGTGCAACAGCCAGTACAGCCGCTGCTGCAAATACGATTGTAGGTAGAGATAGCAGTGCAAATATCACAGCTAATCTATTCCAAGGTACTGCAACATCTGCAAACTATGCTGACTTAGCTGAAAAATATCTAGCTGATGCAGAGTATGAAGTTGGTACAGTTGTTATAGTAGGTGGTGATGCAGAAGTAACAGCATCTGCTCAAGGATTTAAAGCACTTGGTGTTGTAAGTGAAAATCCTGCATATATGATGAATAGTGAATTACAAGGTGGAACATATATTGCTCTTAAAGGACGTGTACCTGTAAAAGTTTGGGGAACATGTAATAAGGGTGATTTAATGGTTGCTTATAAAGACGGAACAGCTCGTTCTACTCAAGATCCTGATTACATGGTATTTGCCATTGCATTGGAAGATAACACTAGTGAAGAAATCACACTTGTTGAGTGTGTAATTCTATAATAATAAATATCACACGAAAAAAGGATAATAAATGACTGGAGTTGGATCAACAATTGCTGCTAATGATTATAATACTATTCAAAGTACTATAGCAGGTGTCCTTGGACAAAATGCTGCAGGTTATGGACAAGCTCTCAGTAGTAGTCAAGTAGCATCTAATGCAAAGATTACAGCCGCTCAATGGAATGCATTACAAAATGATATTTCTGCAGTCAATTATCATCAGCTTAATGCTGCTCCTTCTTATGGTGGAAGCGGTTTGACCACAGCAACAACTAGTATAAAAATTAAAGATTCTGATCGTGCATCATATTTGGCTGTGGCACAGGCATTGGCTAATTCATCATCTTCATCAGTTGGCGGAGTAAGTTATCCAGGATGTTATGTACAAGCTCCAGCAGGCCAATATACTGTCCCATCATCGAGTCCATATCCGGTAAGTACTCAGCGTTCGCCCGGATGGAATGGCACTGTTACTAATACAGTAACATTGACATTTGCAAGCAATTTAGCAGCAGAGTATTATTTTAACGCCGGAAGTGTTTTTAATATTACAGCAAGTGCAACTGGTGGACAATCTGGCACAGTGGGAACAAAAGATTACTCATGGGCAACAATGTTATCCAACATGGGAACTATTACTTTTGGATATACTGCTACTACTAAGAGCGGATCGAGTGGTACAGGATCTGGTTACGGTTGGACATATTTTAATTCTAATAAAGGTGCAACCCAAACCATTTATTCAAATGCAATCAGTGGAACTTATGCTCCAAATCAGTATGATATTCGCTGCAATTTAAATTCTGCCGGCACAGTAATAACATTCACTATCGAATTCCAAGACCTATCAGGCCAACCAAATCCACCTTGGGGCACAGATGAAAATGTAACAGCAACTATTACTAGTAATGTTAATGCTATATACTCATCCGGTGCAGTTTCAGTTGCAGCATACTTGCCAACTACAAGTTCTACATTCCCTTAATCAATTTAATTTAGCCTAAGCTCTTGACAAGCTAACTACTGTAGTGTATTATCGTATACTACGGAGTTGTCTATGGATGAAAGAATTGAAAAAGCGTTTGCAGTAGCCAATTATATGTCTACCCTGTCAAATCAGCGCAGAGTGATATTAGAAGAATATAATCAAAAATTAGTTTACTATACTAATGGTGCAACATTTAAAGTTTCCCCAGAATTAATAAACTTTGCCAAAACTATTCTAGATATTGGACACGCTGCTGATATTGCATTTGTTGATGCAAATGATTTTCCAGTTATCATCGATGATGTTCAAGATTTTTTTGATAGCATTGTAGGTGTATATTTTGAAGCAACAACTGAATATGCAGCTAAATTTGCTGAACTTAAAAATAAAAGAAAAATTTCTGATATAGTGGATCTATGACAACTGGTGCTGTGATATTTGCTCATAACAATAGCAATGTTAATTATGTTAAATTAGCAATCTTTGCAGCTAATCGAGTGAAAGATTATTTAGATATACCTGTTAGTTTAATAACTGACAGTAAAGATTGGTTATTAAAAGCCTATCCTGATCATCCGTTTGATCAAGTTATTTCAGTACCGCCTGCAACAACTACACAACAAAAAAAGTTTCATGACGGTACTCTTGCCGGTAAAATGTTAGATTGGAAAAACTTTTCAAGAAGCCAAGTATACGATCTAACTCCATACGATCGTACTATTGTATTAGACAGCGATTATATTTTAAATTCTAGAGTGTTAAAACCTGCACTAACTAATGAACATGATTTTCAAATCTATCAAAATAGTTTTGATTTAGCGTTAGATAGACCGGCAATGTTTGATAGAATTAGTTCATATTCAATTCCTTTTTATTGGGCTACTGTTTTTATCTTTGAAAAGAACGATCTTATGAAATCGTTTTTTGATTTAATTGAATACATTAAGGCTAATTGGAATTATTTTAAAGTACTCTATAGTATCGATGCCCATACATATCGTAATGATTTTGCATTTAGTATAGCCATACATATTATGAATGGAAAAACTAATGGCAATTTTGCTGTAGAGTTGCCTGGAACTATGACCTTTACAACGGACAAGGATATATTGATTTCTGCAAAAGAAAATACAATGTCATTTCTTGTCGAAAAGAAAGATTACTTAGGCGAATATACCGCAGTTAAGACCACTGGTTTGGATGTGCATGTTATGAATAAATTTAGTCTTAATCGATTTATAGATGGAGGTTATGGTGTCTAGAGGATTTCTGATCTACGCACAAAATACCGATACTGTTGATTATGTCAAACAGGCGTATGCTCTGGCGTTAAGTATTAAATTTAGTCAAACTGAAGTCACGGCAGTTTCATTAATCACAAACGATCCTGTACCAAAAAAATATCAAAAAATATTTGATCAGATACTGCCTATTCCTTGGTTTACTGATGAACCTACTTCGCCATTAAAGGGCGAAAATCGTTGGAAGGTATATCATGTATCGCCGTATGAGGAAACAATTGTATTAGATAGTGACATGTTGATACTAGAAGACATTGTTGAATGGTGGTATTATTGTAAAAACTATGATGTTAAATTTTGCTCACGGGTAAGAAATCATAAATTAGATATAGTAAATGATACATATCATCGTAAGGCATTTGTATCTAATCAACTATCTAGTCCCTATTATGCCCTACATTATTTTAAAAAATCAACATCAGCTCACGAATTTTATAAGGTATTAGAATTTGTATGTAATAATTGGGCCTGGTGTTATGATAAATTTGCACCTAATCATTATCAAAATTGGCTCAGCATGGATTTAGCTGCTGCCATTGCTATAGAAATTACAGGCATGCATAACTATGCAGTTGATGTGTGTAGTCCTTTAGAATTCATACATATGAAAGTTCCACTACAAGAATGGAAAGAATCTTCTGCTAATTGGCAGGATACTGTGCCTAGCATACTAAATTCTAAGGGAGAATTAGTCGTTGGTAATATTAAACAAACGCGAATATTTCATTATATAGAAAAACAATTTATTACAAAAGAACTATTAACTCGATTGGAGAAACTAGCGTATGGCTCGTAAAAAAATCACTCCTTACGAGCCAAGATATTATATTCATTACGATAAAAAAACCGGAATGATTTTAAGTGTATCTCCTGAAAAACTACCTACTGATAAACACAGTGTTGAGCTTTCGTTTGAAGAATTTAAACTGTTTATTGACGGAAGTAGAAATCCTCGAGACTACATAGTAGTACAAGATAAAAACGAAATTACAATAACTCGAGTAAATAATCCTTTACAGGGATTTGCATTTAAAAATAAATCGTTTGAGTGGATTAATAATCCTCCTTCAAAGAATACTGAATTATCAACTATATGGGATAATGTAAATAATTGTTGGGAGTTCAAACTGTCTAAGTCTGCTAAAGATCGTACTGTTACAGATGTTACTAGTCATGCAATCTTTTTTGTAACACTCGAAGATGATTTTGATTTCTTGATTAGAACCATTATAATTAAAATTAAAGATCTAGTAAGTAATGAAAGTATAGTTGTACCTTTTGATAGCAAGATAGAAAAGCATATAGATAAAATTTCAATATCATCAAAGACACATTTTCATAGTTATGGATTAATAATAAATGACAAATAAAATAAAAATTATAGAACAAGATATTATCTTTCTCAGCTACGATGAACCAAATGCTGAAAAAAATTATGCTGATCTACTTTCTAAGTTTCCCTGGGCAAAACGTGTACACGGAGTTAAAGGTAGTGATGCTGCGCATAAGGCCTGTGCTGCTTTAAGCGATACAGAGTACTTTGTTACAGTTGATGCAGATAATATTGTAGATCCTAAGTTTCAAGAAGTTGAAATAGACCTAGATGCACTAGGGCTAACTAGTGAAAATGTATTTTCGTGGTGTGGAAAAGTTCACGTTAATGGACTTATGTACGGCAACGGCGGTCTTAAATTATGGACACGTAAATTTGTCAATGAAATGCGCACACATGAAAACAGCGACCCAACCGATACTAAGGGATTAGTTGAGTTTTGTTTCGATGACCGATACTATCAGTTTAATGAAAACTATAGTGAAAGTTATACTAATGCAACTCCGTTCCAAGCATGGCGAGCAGGATTCCGTGAAGGTGTAAAGATGAGTTTGGATCAAGGTGCTCGAGTTGCAGATCTTAAAACAGTATGGTGGCAAAATTACCATAGATTATTAATCTGGTCAAGTGTTGGAGCAGATGTTGAAAATGGAATATGGAGTATACTTGGTGCAAGAGAAGGAGCATTTCTGACTAGCTGTACAGATTGGGATTATTCAAATGTTCGAGATTTTGAGTATCTAACTGCTCGCTGGGAAGCACAACATGCTGTACTAACTCCCGAAGATGCTGCTAAATTAATTAATCAATTAGGTAACGATTTAATGAATAGATGCGGACTAGAAATAGCTAATTTAGATCCCGCTGGCAGTCAATTTTTTAAGACTGTATATAACAATACTCCGAGAATTATACGTAAACGATAATGTACGATATTGTTTTTATTAGTTATAATGAATTGAATGCAGATGAAAATTATGCAAAACTTCTTGCACGATTTCCTAAAGCTAGAAGAGTAGATGGAGTTACAGGAATACATGCTGCACATATTGCCGCAGTTAAACCGAGCCTATCTCGATTTGTTTGGATAGTTGACGGTGATGCAGACATATTAGACTCGTTTAATTTTGATTTTAATGCTCGTAATCAGACCGATACAGTATTTGTATGGAAGAGTATAAATCCAATTAATGATTTAGAATATGGCTATGGTGGAGTAAAGTTAATACCAAGATCGTTAACATTGAAGCTAGATACTAGCACAGTTGACATGACTACTAGCATTGGTAAATTATGTGTGCCAATGCCGGAAGTTAGTAATATTACTGCATTTAATACAGATCCTTTTAATACTTGGAAAAGTGCCTTTAGGGAATGTGTAAAGTTATCCAGTAAAATAATTCCTGGACAGATCGACATAGAAACAGATGATCGATTGAATACTTGGTGTACCTATCAAAATGGTTCAGACTTCGGTGATTGGGCCATCATTGGTGCTAATGCAGGCAAAAAGTATGGTCAAGAAAATGCCTCTAATAAAGAGGCATTGTTAAAGATAAACGACTTTACTTGGCTAAAAGATCAATGGTCATTGGGAATATCTCAGCAATAACTTTAGCACAGGCTATTGCTACTTCTTGATGTTCTAGTTGTGTACCGTTAGCACTGCGCAGTTCAATAAAGTGAATCCAACTACGTAGTGTGCCATTCATATATAAACGACTTTCAATTAAACCTTCTGGTAATACTGCACGTGCTTGTTCTTTGGCTATGCCTTTAGTGATAGCCCATTCATATGCAAGTTGCGATGCTTCGATAATTCGTTGTTGCACATCTTCCCATTCTCGCTGTAAAGTTTCATCATCCGTTTCGATACTATTTTGGCGATTTTTTGTGTCTTGCAATCGTGCTTCTCTTGTGACGAATGCAAGGTCCTTAGTAGGGTCTGCGTATCGCTGAGAAAATTCTTGAAAGCTAAAAGATTTATGTCGGAGGATCTGACGGGCAATGTCTCTGGTGGTAGTGATCTCACAACAGGCACTGACCATCTCGAGTGGTGACCAGTGCTGGTGTTTGATGAGATATTTAATAAGTTTTTCTGATGTGTCTG